ATGAAACTGCTCACACCTGAATTGAAGGCCCAACTGATCCACAACAATGTCACGGCTCGTGAATACGATCATATCCCGGTCGTCAAATGGTTCACACCGTGGGCAAATGCGACGTGGATCATTACGGAGATGGAACCAGATGGAAGATGCTTTGGCCTTTGCGATGTCGGCCAAGGCACTCCTGAACTCGGCTATGTCAGTATCGAGGAATTGGAGAGCGTGAAAGGGCCATTTGGTCTAACTGTGGAACGCGATCTCCACTTTCACACGGACAAACCCTTGAGCATTTGGACTGTCCACGCAAGAGTGAACGGACGCATCACAACACCGGATTAATGCAGCAATGGCATTCGACACAATCGGTTTTCATGTGACCAAAAGTGTCCTCAACCCCGGCTCGATTATCGAGCCGGGGAATTGGGGGCGTATAATTAAGGCAATTGGCCCCAACCACCAACATCATGCTCGGGAAATGGAATTCGAGGACGTTCGCGCTGGTGAGTTCCCGGATAAGCAGTCACGCCTGACTTCGTGTTTTGTGTGGCCGACATTGAAGGATGCGAAGTGGTATCGCGAACATCACCACAAAACGGACTTCATTTATGAGATCCGGTTTGATCAAGAGTTACCGTTGCATCAGGGAGTGTTTCTGCTTGTGAACACTCCTCCAAATATGACGCGTAGGGAGAGTATCGTTCACTACTGGAAATTCGATCACGGAGTTCATTGGGATCAAGACCCCACGTACATGCCCATCGAAATAGTGACCGCATCGCCTCTCGTTGTTCGCGACACGATAAACTTGTGTTTGTGAGTATCGCGACTATCACCTTATCCAGATCGGGTACTGGAAAGCCGTCTAACAGTGGCTTTCCATCGATACTGGCGATGGTGCATTTGTCAGTGGATGGTGTTTGAAGTTCAAGCGTTCTCATGCACGTATTTATCGTGCCATTCATGAAAAAGCCCCGGAAGGTCTTTTCCGGGGCTTCACTTTGAGTGAGCGTTCATTAGGGACCAAACGCAAAGACTGCCGACATTGTTAGATGCATAACCGTTTGGATGAGCGTGACGATTGCGCGGATTGCACCGTAGACTAAAAACACCGCAGCAACGATACCTGCTGCTGTTGCTGATATGTCCAATACGATCGTGTAGACCCACCACATGAATAGGACTTCAAGTGTAAATCCTATGATCTCCAATAGGGCTCGACCAAAACTTTTAAGCGCTTCCATTTGTATATCTCCGTTTAAAAAAAACTATCCGTTATTGCCACTACATTTGATATGCAACCAAAGAAAGACCCTGTTACAAGGGGTCTGTAACAGGGCCTTCGCAAGTACGGAGTTACAATGCAAATGAGCAAGCATTGTAATCGTATTTATGCCGTTTTACTGTTTTGATCGTTCTTCAGTTCGTTCAACCACTGGCTTACCGTCAACTGCTTCACTTTTGGATCTGATCTCATATACAGCGTATATGCGGGAACGAATTGCAGGTTGCCTATGCGCCATGGCAACTCATCATCGATCACTGTGACCGTCATGCGGTGTTGACACACATGTTCATCTGGGTGGTTCTTCACGAACCATTCGGAGAATTGATCTTCCGTTAGTTCCCAGTTATCGCCGCTTCGTGCTGCTTTGTTGCGCAAACTATTATATCGACCTGCAATTCGGTACTCTGCCATTGTGTCCTCGCTGGAATACCCGGAGAACTTCATTGTCCTCCGGGCTGAGCAGTCGAGCGATCTTTATCGCTCCGATTATTTACGGGAATTGGCCGAACTACCGGGATCGAATTGGCATCGAAAATAGCCCGCAAGGAAACGCTTCATAGAGCCCCGTAGAGCGCCAGCACGAACAAGCAGTGCTTGGCTGCTGAAACGGCTTGATCGCAGCGGAAGACGCTCTCTGACGTGTTTCCTGCTGGTTTAAGCGCGGATGCTACTGCGCGACCTGGCTCTGCTTGCCGGCGCTTTTTCTAACAAACCCCAACTGGCAACCAGCCTTGACCCAATAGCCCACCAACTGGGAAGCCGAGGAGCGGAGCGACCAAACCAACTGGAAAACCAAGGAGCGGAGCGACCAAGCCGTCGAAGACCCTTGAACCCAATGGCTATGCCGCCATGAGCCAAGTGGAGTTCCCCAGAAGGGAACGAGCGCGAGCGACACGCGTCAAGTCGAGTGAGCGGGTTTGAGTGCCAACGAAAAACGCGAAGCGAGACGTCAGTCGCTACTTAGATGTAGATGTGATGGGTGCGTTGGTATCTATATACTACTACGTAGTATATGGTACTAATGTTCCTATTACTTCTATATCAAATCTATTTTATATACTATGGAACTAATGTTCCTATTACTCTGAACATCGCTCCAAACCATCTATCTGAATAAATACAAATGCCGATCGGCAAAGTCAAACGCGAACCCGGAATAACACGCCCCTATATCGTTATTCCGGGTTTATCTCATTTTTTCAATGGCTTGCAAGAAACATATCGACGCGGAAAAGAGCCATCCTTTATAAATAAAGTAGATAAGTTAAACAGATGACGGGGGCGTCATCCAAGTAAGAGAGAAGCGTTATGACAAGCAACGATAATAACAAGCCGACGCCGGATCAGGTGATCGCCGCGATTACACGCCGTTCACAAAATCGGGATTTGAACCCACATCTCCAGCGCATGTACGAATCTTCGAAGAGGCGGCAGACCGAAGCAGGTGTCCAATTCGATCTGACCTTTGAAGAATACCTGGGCTTAATCACAAAGTCCCGTCGTCGGGCGATGCAAGAGGCTTTGAACAAAGGCGATCTAAAGCGTCTCATGGAAAGTGCTAAGGGGTACGTGCTGACACCAAAAGGCCGTTCCGAGTTCGCAGCGAAGATCTGCAACAAGGACACCTACGAATTCGTCAACCGCGAAAAGAGCCGTCGTAATCAGCATCTGAAAAAGGGTGATAAGCACCGCGAGGATTCAAAGCAGAGAATTGCTGCTGCTCGTCTTGGCACCAAGCATAGCGACGAAACCCGCGAGAAGATCAAAGCCGGCAATCTCGGCCAAACTCGTAGCGATGAGACACGCGCTGCGATTAGTGCTGCTCAAAAGGGTAAGTCAAAGACACCAGAGCAAATCGAAAAAATGAAAGCCGCTGCAACTGCCCGATGGGCTGCCAAGCGTGCAGCACAGGAGAACCGAGTCAATGGATAAGGAACAAGAACGTCGCCGCAAAATAGCGCAGGCTCGTACCGGGCTGAAACACACGGAAGAGGCGAAGCAGAAAATGTCAGACAAGAAGAAGGGTACAAAACGCCCCGAAGCCGTGAAGCAGAAGATTGCCGAAACGAAGACCGGACAGACCTACGATGAAAGCCATCGTAAGGCCATTTCCGATGCACTCAAAGGCAAGCCGAAATCAGCGGCATCTAATGCGCGTCGTGCAGAAGCAGCCAAGGCATATTGGGCTGCAAAACGTGCGGCACAGGAGGTGCGAGCATAAACCGGCCTAATCAGCCGGTTTTTCTTTGTTCTGGATAAATAACAGAACAAGGAGGTGAACATGGTCAAGAAGCCACACGGACTAATCGGAAGAAAACAAACGTTGGAGCATCGCCAAAAGGAGGCTGACGCAAAGCGCGGAGTGCCACGTAGTGAGGAAGCCAAAGCAGCGATTAGCGCAGGGAAGACGGGAAAGAAGCGCAATCCAGAAGACGGTAAAAAGATTTCAGAGGGCTTGCGCAGATATCATGCCAATAAGGCACGTCAATCGGAGCCAAAGGCATAAATAGAATACATAACAGAATAAGGAGAACTCAAAATGCANNGACAACACAAAACTAATCGAAGCGATCAAAGACGCAGAGAACGCAATCACAAAGGTACTTAACACGTTGAAGGCAATTGCATCGGATATCGATCCGCTCAGAATGACCAATTGCAAAACGCAAGTCGCACAAATGCAAGCGGCATCGGAACATAACGCTTCCGAAAAAAGATAAGAACAAGGGGAGATAACAAAATGAGCATTTCAATCAATACATTTTCAGACATTTTCGACGTGGTCGTGACGGCAATAGAAACACATCCAGACGTACTGGCACTCGATCCAATTGCAGACCTAAAGGCGAAGCCATCAGTTCGCATTCCTTACCGACGTAAGCCCAAGTTGAATGCATCAAGCGCATTCATGACACTGCGCAAGGACCATAAGAATTGGATCGGTTTGCTGTTGGGCGAACTATGCCACTTCGTTACAGGCGCTCAAGCAGATATCTCGATTATGCATGGTTCGGCATCCGCAAAGAGCAGCGTGAAGCGAGCATCGCAGACGTGGCACGAGTTTGTCACTGAACTGCATTCGGACAAGATCGTCCATCGCAATGATATCAGCGAGGCACAAGCGCGTCAGTTGGTCAAACTGGTAGATGAATTGTCCGCAAAAGGTTTCAAACTAAAGGGCTGTGGTTCCATCGAATTTGAAGACGAGAACGGCAACACGCTTTAAGGGGAGGTAATCAATTGCTGTCTCTGGGCTTTAATCGGAACGGCAAAGTACTTTCGTTCGTCAGCCCGGTGGCGCGACCGCCAAGTGGGATCGAGTGGTTCATATTCCACATACGATCCTCGATCCTCACGGCTGGCGGTTTCATCTTCTTCTGCGATATAGCCCACGCCATAACTATTCCTTTGTTCGTGGGCTTCTTTGCTATCAACGCTGTTGTTCCACCAGAACACGATCCAGACGTCATCGTATTTCTCGGTCGATCCGCGCTCACTTATCCAAACGTAGAGCCGTGGAGACAATTGCTCAGCGAATTTGTAAGCGGCGTTGAATGATCCAAAATAACGCTCTACGCCGGCGTTGGCACCATAGTCGCGTTGATAGTAAACGCAGATGTAGTGTTTGGAGGCATCAAACGTAGTGGCGCCGTTATCGGTGGCATCATTCATAGCAGTATCCTATTTCACCGGGATTGAAGGGGGGCGGACAAGGACGCAAGCAGGGGTACCCGATGATCGCCGCACGGGCTTCAACGCCGAACTGGGTCATCTTATAACAATTCTTCTCTGGTTCGTCATCTTGGCAGTCGCCCAATGAGTACGGTATTGCCGTCCCTGTTCCCGCACCGGCAACGAAACTGCCCGTGTAGGTTCATCAGGTAGCGATCGCCAAAGCGAGCCAGCAGCGCGTCCTTGTTGACCCAACCGACATGGCCGCAAGTCGCACACTTTGCCCCCAACACCTCCCATTCACGAAGCCCTTTGAGGGTGTGATACATGGCAGGGTCATGCTCGGTGTAACTTGCCGCCGGAGCCTGTGCAGATAGGTCGATGCCACGTCGATGTTTCATTGTTCTCGTCCATTAGCGAATGAGAACAAAATAGGAACTTAGTCCCAAGGGAGTCAAGTCCTGTAAATACGGGATGGCGACACGACACATCAACAACGCGGGCTTGAGCCTGATTAAGCAGTTCGAGGGACTTGAACTCACCGCTTACCTCTGCCCCGCAAAAATCCCCACCATCGGCTACGGAAACACCAACAGCGTCACCCGCGCTGATGTTGGCCGAAAGACCATCACAGCCGCCCAGGCGGAAGCCCTGCTACGTGCGGACCTCGTGCGTTTCGAGAAGGCCGTCGAACGACTAGTAACGGTGCCTCTGACGGATAATCAATTCGCGGCACTGGTCAGTTTTGCGTTCAATCTAGGGGAGGGCAATCTAGCCAAGTCCACGCTGCTCAAGCGCATCAATGCCAAGGCACCACTTGCGGATATCGAGCGGAGTCTAATGCAGTGGGTGAACGCGAACGGAAAACGATTGCAGGGTTTAGTCAACAGACGAGCCGCTGAAATGGCACTCTACAAGAAGCCTTAGATTCGGCAGCGACCACTCTACTCGGGCAGAAGGCTTGCGGCTTCCAAAACGAAACTCTGCGCCTCCTTGGCGAGATTCCACGGCACACCCTCATGGTTCATGAGCACGGGAACCATGCTCGCGATGTGTTTGGCGTGTGAACGGTAGCGAGCGTTTCGGCGCAAGATCTCAGCAATGCCAACGACAGAGAACTCAGCGTGCGGATCGACCATGTATTGGCAAATCTCAGCGGCGGCTTTGCGGTTATGTGGATCCTGATTTCTCAGGCCGTTGCGGACAACATAGTAGGCAACTGCACCGAACACTATGACACCCAATGTCACTATGACTTCCATCGATATCACTCCGCTGAACACTTACATGCGTAACGTGATCATCTTGGCATGTCGAGTAGCAAAAACGCCAGCCCAACAAGTGTGATCGTCGGGGCTTCTACGTTTCAAATGACGCGAAAATCGAGCCTGAGCCTCTAAATACGGATACGAACTCGCAGTATCCGATGGGTTCAAAATCAAGGCAGTACCCATCATGATCGAGACAATAATCGCATTCGCTAAAGCACTGGCAGCACTCCTAGCAAGCGTTGGAATTGATCCTTCGCATTTGTTTGCGGGTCTATCCGGCGCATTCACCCGCACTGTAATTCAAGGAAAACGCCTCACATGGGAAATCATCAGCGGATCATTCGTTGGTGCGCTTTGTGCGATCTATTTGTCACCGATAATCGGAAGATGGATGGGATTGGAACTAACGGATATCGCCGTCAATAATGGACTAGCATTTGCAATCGGAATGATCGGCCTATCACTGGCCGAGGGATTAGTTCGCATCGCTCAGCGGTGGGCAAACAATCCAAAACTACCACGCTCAATGGATGCAGAAGGTCTTGCAGATGCAGTGAACCAAGATCGTCCAATTGAGCCGATCCGCTCATATGAACGCGTGGAAAATCAAGACGAATAAATACCAGCGAAGTTTTACATTCGTTGGAGTTTACCATGCGTAACAAATTTGANTNGAANGTGNCNAAGTCACTTGGACCNGGCTTTGAATATGAAGCCAAACGTCTCCCCTATACAATCACCCATACATATCTTCCCGACTTNATAAACGANGCCACGAAAGAGATCGTGGAAGCGAAGGGCCTGTTCACTGCNGAAGATCGCAGAAAGCATCTGGCGCTCAANCAGCANCAGCCTGATTGGAAGATCACCATTGTATTTCAGAACCCGGATAAGCCCATCAATAAGGGCAGCAACACCAGTTATGGGGATTGGTGCACGAAGCACGGNATTGATTGGAGGAAGGCATGACNTACACNNCCTTNATCAGCGTGGATCANAAAGAAATTGAAGCCGCCGAATACGCAATTTGCTTNNCNCAATGGGACGACTATTTGGGCTTCGATAAACTNTTTGAGGTCGAGAGCGAGAATGAAANTCACGNAATTACGGGNCTAGATCACCTGNGAAAAGCACTGGTTTCTGTCCGCGTATATAGGTGCCTCGATCAAGCCAAATGGAAGAACATAAAGGAAGTCATCTACAGCGCCGACCAATGCGGGGCTTATGTGGAGTTCGAAAGCAAAGAGGACGCCATGCTGTTCAAGTTGGCGAGTGGAGGTGAAGCATGAGCCGCGCAGTTGGAAAATACATGGCTGAAATTCGAGAGCAGCGACAAATCCTTGACGAGTGGAGCCAATATAGGGGGCTACTCAACGACTACCTCGATAGCGTCTATAATCAGCAGCAAGCGATTTGGTCACATATCGCAACGGCCCAAGGCATGACCAACTCAGTCACCGCAAGCACGCATACACATGGGTTTTCACCAAGCGGCATTGATCAGGTATTCCAGACATATCACAGGAATTTAGACGTGGCCGAAAAGCGATTGAAGCAGACGGCAGCAGCCGGATCGGTAGTCGATGTTAGCGCGACCCGATTAGCCAAGGATATATCCTGTGTGATTGATCCCCGACATATGGGGCAGACATCAAGCGAGCGTCACCGCATCCGAGACAATCTCGCCAAGATGGATTTCTACGAGAAGTTTGGCCGTATCACGCCAATCAGTGTGACAAGACTATCGGTGCAGCGGATCGAGCGTCCTGATGCCAATGCAAGCCCACAAGACACGTATTGGGCTTTCTCTAACCCCACGTACACCAGTGTAGTGCTTTTACGGTTCGATGACCCCCAGGACGCAATGCTTTACCGGCTTTCACTCTAAGAGCCGGATAAGCCGACGATCCCCAATAAGCACCTGATCCAATGTTAGCCGCTCATTTAGGACGGCAACCAACTGGTCAGGTGTTACCTCCTTAAGTTGGAACTCATAAACAGCGGTCGGCGGCAAACTGCGGTATTCATCCTCCAGCGCAAATTCCAGCCGCATATCCTCAGCCTGTTTCACGACGTCTTCGAGCGAAAACCCATAGCCGAACAGCCCATCAAAGCCCGGCTGTATCTGAAACCCATAGAGCGGCGAACTAACCATTGTTGCCTCCGAGTTGCGCAAAGGACTTTACTCGCGCATATGTTGGGGTCAATTCTTAGATTTCTATGAGAAATGCCAGCCCGAGGTCGAAATGACGAAGAAGCCAGCCACAGACGAAATGAACCCGGATAACGTGGACGCCAAGCAGACCTGCGGGATTATCATGCCTATCGCGGGCAATGAAATCTATGAGGCGGGCCACTGGCAGCGGGTGAAGACAATGCTGAACGAGGCCATCGAAGACGCTGGTTTCACTCCAAAGATGGTCAGTGATGCAGATGAAGTTAGTGTGATCCACGGCAGCATCGTGCAGAACATCTACGATAACCCAATTGTGGTTTGCGACGTGAGCAGCAGAAACCCAAACGTGATGTTTGAATTGGGTATGCGGCTGGCATTCGACAAACCGACAATCATCGTAAAGGACCGGGACACCGACTATTCATTCGACACGCAAGTGATCGAGCATATCGCATATGGAGCGGACCTCCGATATGATGATGTGAGGGACTTCCAGGCGAAACTATCAGCGAAGATCAAGGCGACAGTCGCAAAGAAGCAAGAGGACGCAAACTACAGTCCTTTCCTTCGGCATTTCCAACATCTGGTTCCACAAAAGTTGAGCAGCAAAGAGGTAACAATAGACAATTTCATCTTGTCAAAACTTGATGATATTCAGATGCAAATTATGGAAATGCGCAGGAGCGACCAAAGGACTGCGGCAAGCCATATGCGCAGTGTCATCATATCGGAAGAAGAGTTGGTGAACAAGATCTTTGCCCTAATCAATGGTCTTTCAAGGAATACCGGGGGCAAGATAACAAAGAGCGCGCTCAAGAAGAATGCCTTGCCAATGCTGAACCGAGATCACCCTTCATTCGGACTTGAACTTCTAGATACCGCATTCGAAAAAGCGTGGGATGAATACCACACAAGAAGAGCATGGGCGCCTGATGCTGAATAGTCTAGGCGCTTCACTCAATTTCGCTTAGGAGACCGCATGAACTGGTTATGGGCGGCTATCACGACAACAATCATCTATCTGGTCGTATTGGTCGAGGGCTTGGGTATCGAACGAATAAGGGGCTTTCTAAAGACAGACAATCTCAACGCAGTGGGTGACTTCTTAGCCGGGACATTCGCGCCATTGGCATTCATATGGCTAGTTGCTGCGGTGTTGACCCAAAGGCAGGAATTAACCGAAGCGCGAGAGCAATTCAAAGCGAACGGCGAGCAATTCAAAGAGAACCAAGCGGTGATCGATAAGCAACTGCGACTCGTGGACCAGCAGAACAAAGACGCGGAAAGACAGGCCCTAAGAAGTTACAAGTTGGACCTGTTCGAGTACCGCTTCGATATATTCAAGGAAGTAGATGCAATTGCCCGCATTATGGTGCCGAGCAGAATTCTTGATGACTCGGCGGTGTTTGCTGACAAAATATCGGTTTTGGCGCAACGAAGCATGTTCTTGTTCGATGACAAGATGGCGGAGAGATTAAGTTCAATTGCCGGAAAATTGGCGGACATTAGGGTAAAGAGATCAAGTCTTCATTCTCGTGTGGTACATAAACCGTATGTTCCCGGTGTGAAGATGGACTTGAAAGAGGGCGTGGATAGTGAGGAGTTTGCCAAGGACGAAGCGGCGTTGCATGATATGATTGACGAGGTAATGAGGGACTTGAGTTTCGCGAATAGAACCCACTTGTTCTCCAAGTACCTGAATGTGACGGACGCTATGGAAACGCTGATAGTTTCAAGCGGAGAGAAGCGGAACGAAGATGGTCTGCGTCGTATGGCTTCTGAATGGCGTAACGAATAGGATCAACAAGGAAACAACATTAGCAGTGTAAAACGTTCTATCTATACACAGGCACTAACAACACCACTTGGATACCGTAAAAATTCCGAAATCAACAATTATATTCCACTCAAATCACATATCAACCGATCATTTGAAAAGAATTCGACCTGCTGCATCCATTGGGATCAAAGGGCAACATCAAAGATAACTCGCCCTAGCAAAATGTCGGAAATATTACACTGAACATGTGTTCAACGTAATGAAGGCCAATGCAACCTATGCAGCCACAGACATTTGTCGCGTACTATCGAGTATCAACTGCAAAGCAGGGACGTAGCGGACTAGGACTTGAAGCGCAGCGAACAGCCGTTCGTCATCGCATGGGTAGTGAACCAATCGCCGCATATACGGAAGTTGAGTCCGGACGCAAAGACGATAGACCGGAACTGCAAAAGGCAATCGAGTTTGCAAATGCCAACGACGCGATGTTGGTAATTGCCAAGTTGGACCGTTTGTCTCGTGATGTTCATTTCATCAGTGGTTTGCTAAAGCAGCCAATCAAGATCATCGCATGTGATATCCAATCGGAAGACCCGTTCGTGTGGCACATGTTTGCCGCTGTAGCGGAGAAGGAACACGCGATGATCATTGGCCGCATCAAGTCGGCCATTGCGGAGAAGCGCAAGCAGGGTGTCCAGTGGGGAACTAATGCGGCAAGGGCTAGGCAAGCAGATGCTTTTGCTGCGGATACTCATAAAGAGATCCAGAACATCATTGAGTGCGGTATAACGTCGGCAACAGCAATTGCTAAGGAGTTGAACGAACGCGGTGTGAGAGCCCCTAAGGGCGGCAGTTGGCAAGCCGTACAGGTTCAGCGTATCATGTCTCGCGTAGCGGAGCGATGAAGGGAGATTGACGTGGACGGGGTAGAAATGGCAAAGTTGGCAGACAAGTACGCTCGACAGCGGGTTCCACAGCCTTCTGTCAGTCCTTGGAAGGCTGGCTCAAGAGCGGCAGGTTATGCGTTGGCTGGAATATTCCTCCAGCGGTTCATACAATACGATTTCCACGTGAACCCGCGTTTGGCTGGCACAATAGCAATTGCCATTGTCGGGAGTGTTACGGGCTTCGTATATTGGTGGGCTTGGCGGGATCACTGGAAAGAGTATTGGCGCGTGTGGTCAGAGTTGAACGAGCAGGAGAAGAAAGATCCCGAAAAGTAGGTTGCCCTTTGACCCTACTGGAAACAGTTAGGGAAGCACGGCAGCAACGGTGCTGCTGGTAGCAAAGGTAGATCGAAATGACCAACGCATTGGAACTTCTCAAGGCAAGCGCAACGACTGGTGTAATTGCAGGTCGCAATCCGCTGGAAATCTTCTACAGCAAGATCGATACGCAGATCGAATACGCAGGTCAGATCAAGTCGGGCAAGGACATCAACACGAGGAGCCTGTGGTTCCGCAAGGATGGTGCCGGATACATCGTTCGGATCGGTCGCAATGCCTTCGAGATCGCCGGCAGCAAACTGTTCCGTGCAACGGACCTCGATGGTGTGATCGCCATCTTGAACGCTGCAAAGGCGGCAATCGCTGCGGACAAGAAACTGCAAGACACGATTGCCCTGCATAGTCTGGAACGCTCGGAGCGGCTTAAGGCTGGTCGTGCGAAGGGCAAGAAGAAGTAAACAGAGGTCCGTTTGCGCAATCGGACTTAGCCCGGCTGGAAACGGCCGGGCTTTTCCATGACTGGCTTTGGCCTGGCTGTGGTTCCTAGTCGGACATAGCCGCTAAGACGCACAGACGCTCTTCCGCTAGCGCAAAGGGTTAGTCATGCGCGCTGCAACGCTAGAACCCTAACGCTGTTCCTTGATGCGTTTCCGCGTCTTTACGGTACTGCGTCATAGGGGACCGCAAAGCAGTCAAGGACAAACGGCATGTTCTGCTGCTGTATGCTGCACGGCTCACGCTGCGCCTGTCATGCTGAGCGCCGTAGCGTCAGCACGAATGCTTTGGCTGCTGTAGGGCAGGGCATGGGCACCACGCACACCACCCCCCCTGCGCCTACATTTTTTCTATCGGTAGCGCCCACATGTTTGATACCTATCAAAAACACTCCACCCCCTAGCAGGGCCACTACTTTTCTATCGGATACGCTCGCAAATTTGGCATGACTCAATAACACTTCAAGTGCGGTGAATATCAGGCAGTTCTAATACCGCTTCGCTCAAGAACCCGTGCATATGACACTTCGCGCAAGTGCTTCTCGATTTCTGGCTGGGACATTATCGCGTACTTGGTCTGGAAATCGAGCAGTTCAACCATCCCCGGAATATCCATCCAAAAGAAGAACCGTGTCTCGTTTTTTCCCGTACGTTTCCGTTCGATATGAATTTCCGCGCATTTGTATCCGAGTTCATGTGCAAGAGATGCAGACCATCTACGGTGCGCATTCATTATGTTCGCACTCTTGTTCTTTGGTGACAACTCAAACAACCGCGAGAACTTGTTCGCTTCGATTACCGGTGCAACCATCTTTCCAAACGTATCGACTATGCTCTCTTCGAAGAGATCGGTTGTCATTTGGAAGTGAAGAACCTGTTTGTAACCCGTTGGATTGTAGCCAGTCGCAAAAGTTAAGTTGATACCTCTTGCGTCACCTATTGTCTTTTGTTCTGCAATAAGTGCCATAACATCGGTGGTGGAAATTGGCTTGTCTAGCATATGTTCGGTTCCGTTAATGATCGTGTCAGATGACTTCGTCGGCGATCCGTTTCCTCATAACCTTTGGATTTCGTGATATTGCAGAATTCCACGGAGAGGTTCGGAAGCCATGAGGTCTGGACGTTTCATACTCATACAATAGTTGACAAGATCCGACCTTGTGTCAAACCCAACAAAAACCATATGTTCACACTTATCATAAGTGCCTTTCTCATCGATCGTAGTTTCGATCCTGAGTAAGTCGTATCTGTAGTCGTCTGTTATGATTTGTTCTGCATCTTCAAAACTCCACATGTCGTGTCCTCCTTGGTATGCCAGAAACTCCTGTTTTGATAGGAAGTCGTCAATAAGCCTCCAAAACACCACATCATTCATTGGAGTTTGTGCCCCGCCGTTGGGCTGCTTGTATGCGATTGTTTTGACCTTGCCGTTTAGTTTCATATGTTGGCCCAAATGCAAAGTGCGGTTATCACTCACGTATAGAGCCATCTGTATTCCGAAATAGCGATATGCCTTATGACTTGTTCGGATATGCTTTAGACGTTTTTCGAGATCACGAACGTAGTCCGTGTAGGGCTTAAACTGCATCGCTGAATTCCATCGTGACCGGCTAAAGGACCGGATTGCTCCGGTCCTTTGTCGATGTAATTTCCTAAAATTCGGTTGTTTTCAGAACGGTAGCCAGTTTGACGCCTTCAGCCGCGTGCTGATGCGGTGGGAATTGTCTGAGAAGCCCAGGTAGAGCCTACCCGTTTCGCCCATTGCCAGTTCCCAGTT